TCCCGCCTCGCCTGGATCAGCCGTATGCAGTGAGACATACAGGTTGGTCAGCGGGCTGGTTGCCGCATTGTCTGCCAGGTTTGCAATCGCCGTCGCCTGGAAGATAAGCTTAAGTAAATCGTTCTCAAAAACGTTGCCTTTAGACATGGTTTAGCTCCTTATAGTCCTCTGTGCCGCCAGATCAAATTAGTCCTGGCTCACCAGGTCTTCACGCACTCTTCCGCCCATATATACAACTGCTCGCCGCCCCTTCCGAAACGGCCAATCAGCTTATAGCAGTACATCCCACCATCCCCGCGCACCCGGCCCGGCTCAACTTTCAGCAGCTTGTTCACCTCATACTGGATCCGCTCGTTCACCGGCTTGCTGTCTCCCGGATAAATCTGGAAGATCGGCACCCCGGTCACCTTCTTCCGATATACAAAACGCGCATTGGCTCCGTTCCCAACGACCCGCACCAGGTACTCCGCTGCCGGTGGAATAGGCGGCTTAGGTTCTGGCTCAGGCTCGGGCTCCGGCTCTTCCGGATCAGCGTTCAGCTTTGCCAGGATCTGCGCCTGGTTCGCCAGCACTTGATTGAGCTTGTCTAAAACTTCTCCCATCTCTTCCTCCGGAATCTCGGGTTCTTTTGGCGTCGCTTCATGCGGCCAGTCATAGGTTGCGATTGCATGCCATGTTGGCAGGTGCTGGCTTGCGTCCCAGCTCCAGAAATTCGCAGCTGGTAAGCCAGCCGCCTCACAGGATTCCAGGAATGCCGTCACATCCGCAGCCGTGCTCTGCCAGCTGTTCTGCTTCCACGCCGCCCCAGTCGGGATCACCGGTCGCTGTACCGCCAGGCGACGATACTCCGCCAGCGTCTTGGTGAGCTGCAGCACAGGATCATGCGAGTAAAGCCAGTACACCTGCGGCATCGCCAGGTCACAAAACTCCAAAAATGTGTTGAACGGGAATGGACCATGCAGCGAAGGATAGCGATAGGTGCTCAGTGCAATGGGAAAATCGCCGCCTACACCCGCTCGCAGCGCCTGCATATAGGCGCTGGCTCTTGGTCCCATGCCAATGGCTTTGTACTCCTTCTCAGCATTCACCACGAATCCGGTCACACCCGTCCGCTGGATCTCCCGAATCGCCACCTGCGCCTCAGCTGCCGGATTGCCGCCATAGATATACTGCCAGCCCCACACCGTCACCCCCACCGCCTTCAATGCTGCCACGATGGCCGGAAGGTCCACCTCAATGTTGTAGCGAAATGGGCCGTCTGCGATCTTGATCAGCACATGCCCCAGATCGGCAGCAAACGCTTCTGCCGCGATCTCCTCCGGGCGACCTGCTTTGCAATTGATCGCCTTCCACATGAAATAGCCTTTACCTTGCAGCATCATGCCTCGCTTTTCGGCCGCGGCAGCGGCTCGGTCTTCTCTTTGGTGACTGGAGTCTTGCCGATCTTCTCAAGCTGCTCTTCGAGTAGCCTTACTTTCTCTTTCAGCTCCGCCGCCTCGAATTGCAGGCTTGCGATCTCTTTATCTTTAGCAAGCAACGAATCTTCCAAAGCGACAATGCGCTTAATGTTCCGTTCGTTATTCTCTTCGTTATCGCGCTTGGCTTTCTCCAGTTCATCGTTCAATTCCTTGCGCCGTTTTCGTTCGGTAGCCAGGTCGCCCTCCAGGCAGGTTACCCGCTCAGTCAGCGGTTTGAGCAGCGCCGTGGCGCCTTCGATGACCAGATTATCCGTCTCTGCATCCGTCTTTTCGCGATTAGCCCAGAAGGTTATCAGCGCCCCTACGGTCCCCCCACCCAGTAATAAGGTCAGAATAGAAATGATGATTGTTTCATTCATGCTTTAATTCCGCCCATTTTTCCGGTTGTCGATTATGGTGATGATCGCGACGCCTGCCAGAAGCAGGGCGCTTACCAGACGAAGATAGGCGCTGACGATCGTAAACAAGGTGGCCTGGCAATGCAGGATCGGATTGAATAGATAATCCGCCACATAAAATCCCACCATCAATAAACAATAAAAGATCGGCGCAAACACATACCCCCTGAACCGGGGAATCTCACGCCCGACCATAATCCATGCCACAAACGCAGCAGCAAAAACCACTGCATTGATAATTTGTAGCACATCCAGGAATATCATCGGATTAGCCGCGTCCCAGGCCCAGGTCCGCTGCCCCGTCTCGCTCCGCCTTCGCCAGCCGCACATCCGCAGCCCGGGGTGTCAGTTGATAGACTCCCTGGTTCGCCATGATTGCAAAGATCAGTGCCTGGATCAGGCCCAGCAGCCCTGACCGGTCGCAGGTCAGTGCCACCCCGAACAGCTCGGTCAGGATCCCCGCACACGCCAGGCCGTATGATGCCGCCGCCACCACGAACATCAGCGCCAGCATGCTGAGCTGCTGCTGCTCTTTCGGCTTCTCCGCAAACCAGGTGCGCAGGTTCGGGATATAAGAAAATGCCAGTGAAAGGATCACACCGGCCACCGATGCCAAAATTTCAGGTGTCATTTCAGCCTCCTTATGGCTTAAACAAAAAAACCGGACGATCATTGATCGTCCGGCGCTCATCTCGGGCATTGGTCCGAACTGCATCGGACCTGCATTCTTGCGTTGAGACCCGGCCTGGCAGTCGNNGGGGGGATCGGCTGCCAGACCTATCTCATTTCCGCGTACCTATTTTTAACATATCCCGAATCAGAAGTCAAGAGTTAATTAGAACATAGAACACCAGATTAATGGTTATACCTCCCGATACCGGAAACTAATCCGGCCCTCTCGGATCGGCAATAATATCCATTCCACCGGCATCCACCGCCACGGCCATTGCCTGGCAGTCCATTCCGCCAGCCTTTCTGGCACGCCAATATTCTTCAACCGGATCGAAAACAGCCAGCGTGTAAAGGCTTCAACAGCCTGCCTGATCGCCTCCCTCACTGCATCCAGAAACGGTCTTATGGCCTCGATAAATTGCTCGCATGCCTCTTTCAGCTTCCGGCAGGCTTCCACGAATTCATCATCCTGGTGCTCATCATTGATCATTTCGTTTTCCCTCCAGTTTCATCGCCAACCAATCCGCCAGACGGTCAATCCCCAGCTCACGACAGATCACAAGAAATAGGTCGCGCACGGCAGCCCGCAGCGCTTTAAACGCGTCATTGCCCATAATTCGCATTCGTCCCTTCTACTGTCAGATTAAGTATTCTGTGTAGGAGCTCTTGGTAAATACGATCAATGTTTTCCGCAAACATTTTACCTAATTTCTCCCGCAGTATTCCCTCAAAAACCGGGTGAACGCAATAATTCCCATTGATCACGATTACCCCATTATAAGGGACTTCCACTTTCTGCTTCCGCATGATAGTGATACCCCGCCTAGGTACCTGGACATGTACAATCTGCTCTTTGAATTCTATAATGAATTCGCTCGTGATCAGTTTTGGGCCATTGAAAGTGAGCTTATTGGATAGTTCGAGCATCATCACTCCACCTTCCACAACAGCCTCCGCAGCCACTCGAAGAATCCTCCCGAATTCTCCGGCATCGGGTACGGATCAGGCGTCTCAATCGGATACGGCTGCACAGTCGCCGTAGCTTGCACCTGGGTGGGCCGCGCTGGGTGACGTGGGGCTCCTCCACCTGCTTCCGCCGTCGCCGTTTGTTCCCCCGCATCGGGCCGGTGATCCGGACCCTGGGCCTGTACCGGGCCTATTTGAAAAAGCAGGCCCAACAGCACAATCAGTGCCAGAATAGCGAATATGGTTTTCATCCTTCCTCCCATAGAACTATTGGAATTGTACATCACATCACCTCCGGGAACTCATCCCACGTCCGCCCGTCCAGTATGCGACCGGCAGCCTTCTTGCCTACCCGGTAGACTGTGCAGCCACCCACGTCAATCGGTTCGTACTGGGTATCTTTCAGCCCTTTCCCATCTTCGGGCAGCTGCTCAAAACAGCAATACCCCCCCCACTGCTTGAAGAAGAACGGCACGCCCGCCGCCTGGCATTGGTCGCGCATGCTGAGCGCCCAATCCGGGTGCATCGGCCTTGTGCCTGGCCCGCTCTCTCCGCCCATGATGATCCAGTCGAGCTTGTTCAGTTGCCACCAGCATTCTTCACATCCAGCATTGGCTCTCTCACCACCACATCCATACCGTTCTGTTAGCCAATAGTTGAAATCCACCGGCCCTAACGCTGGCTCATAACTCACAAACCGCACTGCTGACGGGGTCTGCAATAGATACGGGATGCGCTCATCGGCGGTTGCCTGATCCTCGACGGATACTCCCAGCCAGACGTTGGGCACAACTTGCGGCTCGTTAGTGAATAAGTCCCTGTACAGATTTGGTACGATCTCGGTCATTCGGATGGGTCTCTTTGTCAGGATCATAAATGTGTGTTGTGGGGCTGCAATCATTCGCCCCCACACCGCGGCGATAAACTCATCTGGCACGTCCTCGTGAAATAGATCGCTCATCGAATTGACGAACACCCGCCGCGGCTTGCGCCATTTCAGCAGATCCTCCAGCCGCTCAGGATGCAGGCGCACATTCGTAAACTTGCGCGGGCTGCCATCCTCATTCGGCGGGTACTGCGTTGCCCAGAAGCGATTGGCAATCGTTTCAGCGTAGCAGTGCTCACATCCCTGGCTGACCTTTGTGCAGCCAGTGATCGGATTCCATACTTCATCGGTCCATTCGATCTTAGATTTTGCCATCTTTCCTCCACACAAGTCCACACTTCCTGCATCTCAGCTCGCCCCCTTCGAGCACCTCTTGATCTTCCCGATCCATGCACCGCGGGCACCACGTCCAGATCACCTGGCGCACCACCAGCTCCACTTCACTCATCGCTTACCTCCTCATTGCACGATTGTCCTGACCTGGGCAATTCGTGTTGTTAGGACATCGAGTGTGTTACGGGTATCCCGAACCGTCATTCCGATCTGCGGGATGAAGGTCTCATCCGTGATGACGGGCTGCCCGGCAGGCTGCATCCACGTCTGGATGAACGCGATCGGGTCCTCCCAGTAGCTGTACAGCTCAGTCACATTTCTTGCCACTCGATCGATCCCCCCAATGGCCGATGGATTGACTTTGTAGATAGCAAGATGCAAGTGCGCCAATGGAGTGCCCGAATTCCCTATCCGAGCAATCATCTGGCCTTCTTCGACCGTTTGCACTCGATTCACGAAGTCATCTGCATGGCAGTGGGCATAATGCACCCACCGCGTTCCCCACGGACCTTCAATCTTCAGCACAAGATGCCTTCCAAACCCATCATATCCAAGATGGCTGCCGTAATGGTAAAACGCCACCTCACCCGCGCAAATCGCATACAACGGCTCCCCCATATCCGTATTCCCCCCCGTCCGCAAATTGATATCGACCCCCTCATGCCGCGCAGGCACGCCGAAAATCTGCGCCAGATACCAATTCTCGCTGAAATCTTCCAAACTTCCCGTTCCGATTGGATATCGCATGCTGTTTATCTCCTATTTCTCTTTCAAATCCACTTCCGCCACGAGCTCCAGCCCGTAGCTTTCCATCAGCCGCCGGATCGCCTCCTCACCCGGCACCCAGGTCCTGGCTGCCCCGCAGATAGAGCAGCTCACGTCGATCACCAGCCCCTCGATCACCGCCATCACCTCCACTTCCTCCGGCTTCCAGGCCCCCATATCCACCGCCCGCCGGTAGAGCAGGAGCTGCCGCACGTTCCGCCCGTTTCGCGCCACCTGGCCCATCACATGCCCGTTGTTGCACTTCCACGCCGCGATATCCTTGCTCATTGTTCCTCCTCGCAATACACCCCCACCATCCCTTTCGGCATTCCCTTCTCGACCTTGACCACTTTCACACTCACCGGCTGGGCCTCCATCGTCTCCCGGATCAGCACATCCTCCGGTAGGTTGTCCCTGGCCAAGACCGCCGCCCGGTTCGGCAGCTTCCCGGTCCTGCGCAGCAGCCCGTAAGCCGCCTGCGCAACCGCCCTCCCCAGATCGCCGTCAATCGTCACACAGTACATCATCTGTCCTTTGCTCATATTCAGCCTCCATGCAATCACCAAATGGTGCATCTTGATCTCTTCATCCGTCCATCCGAATACGTCCACCAGCTCACCACCGCGATTCTCCACTACCTCCTGCTGCCAGGCGCCCAGGTTCGGAGCAGCTCCCGCCCGCAGCACATGGATCAGCCCCAGCCCGTAGCAGCTCATCCGGTCTTCGTACACAACGTCAGCCACGGATCGCCTCCAGCGTTTCCGCCGTCAGCCGCATCAGGTCGATCTCCTCATCGATCACCTCGCCCTGCGCTTCCGCCGCCATCACCAGTAAACCCTGTAAGGTCACCAGCATCGTTTTCACATCTCGCCCATACGGCGCTTCCACAACATCCCGTATTTCCATGAAGGCGTACCTCACGAGCTGGTCGGCTGTCCGATCCTTCTCAATATATGGATGGACGATCTGCTCCACCAGCTTTGCAATCCGCTTCTGCAGCCGGTCATCTGGCAGCACCACCACCTCGCTCGTCGTCCCGCACACCGGGCAAAATCCCATCTCGCCCGTTTCCATGTATTTACCCATGCCGCCACTCTCCTCCCGCCACCATGATCCCCCGGCTCATATGATCCCCGATGTACTGGATCACCCCGCGCTCCTGGAGCCCGTCCAGGTAGAACTTCACCAGCGAGCTGCTGGAGATCCCCGTCCCTTCCTGGATCTCCCGGATGGTCGGGGAAATCCCGTCATGCTCTCGCTTGAAATCGATCACATAACGCAGGATATTCTCGGACCGTTCGAGTTTATTATTTGTCGCCATAGCCCATATCCTCCAATAACTTCAGCAGGTCAGTCGCCAGGTCCGGGTTTTCGGCCTGGCAGCTCGCCGCATACGCCCGCACCGCAGCTCGTGCGTGCGGATCAGTGTCCAGCCGCAGGGTGAAGTAGATTGCTTTCGGGTCCACCGGCGACCCATCCGACTTCTCCACCCGGTATTTCCCGTAAATCCCTCGTTTATCCACTATTTCGCTCCTATTTATCGTGAAGGTGAACTTAGGTGAACTTGCGTGAAAATTCAAAGTTCACCTCCGCCGCCCCTGGCGTTCTACATGGCATAAAAAAACCTTTAATTCTCATATAAGTACACTAAAGTACATAAGTTCACTAACTTAATGCTATATTTAATAGTTTTGTTATATAAATAAGCCCTGAAAATGGCCTTTTTTTGCTGAGGTGAACCTGGTGAACTTCGATTCGTCAAAAGTGCACCTCCAAAATATGTTTTGTAGCCTTTACAAAACATATTTAAATAGGGCCATTTTTGGGTTTTAAAGTTCACCAAAGTTCACCTTGTTCACCCTGGCTGGGCTCCGGTAGCTTCGCCAGGCCGTATTTGATCTTCAAAGCCTCGATTTTCGGCAGATCGAACAGCACCGCATACCCATCATTCTTCCGGTAGCTGTGCAGCTGCAGCACATCCCGTGTGATTCGTCCTACTTTGTGACTTGTCACCTCCCGCTTCCGCTTCATCGTGTTTTCGTCTTCGTTCTCATCCCCGTCCGTGCTGTTCATCTTGTCGATAATCCCATTGGTCACCTTCGCCAGATATTTATGCAGCGTGTATTTCTGGATCCCCCACGGCCCACAGTCGCCTTCCATCATCCACTGCTTTTGATCACCTTCTGTGATTGCCACAATTGCTTCCATCACCCGTGCGTCTAATCCCAGGCCCCGCTCCAGGATCAGCTCGTCGTTGAGCGACCGGATAAATACCGTAATATCTTGCATCAGCTCCGGATCGCCCTGTGCTATCGCCTTAAGCGGCATCGTCACCTGATTGAGCCTGGCCGGAACTGCCAGGTCCATCAGCTCTTCGCCCACCACTATCTCCGGCTGCCAGTGCTCCAGCCGCCAGCGCATCAGCAAGTTGCGAATTGCCTGGCTCTGCTCGAAAAAAGACTCATCCAGGAGCAACTTCACCCCTGCCGCCTTCAGCTCAATTGGCTCTTTCCCCATCAGCCGCACCGTCAGGCACCGGCTCGCCACCGCCTGGTCCTTGAAATCTCCGCGCATGGCGATCAATTTTGGCCCATAGATGTCATACCCTTTTACCTCGTAATCCCTGGCCCCACTCGCATTTACGAATTCATCCAGCCTCCACACCGGGTTATTCTTCATCGCACCCAGGTTCAGGATCTTAATCAGATCATTCGCCATATCCCCGCCGTCGGACAGATCCATTTCGTCCATAAATGCCGTGCCTCGGAATTGGTCCAGCGCCCGGAACAGGCTGGCCGCCGTTCCCGCCCCGCCGGTGGACATCATCCGGTAGCAGACATGCCCGATCCGCAGCATCAGCTGGCTTTTTCCGCTGCCATAATCGCCCACCGCTCTCAGGTAAGGGATAGCCGAAAAGCAGTCGTACAGCCAGGTCAGCAGCACGTAGTAAGCCGCCAGTTTTGCAAAGCTCCGGTCGTCGAGCAGGTAGTGCTGGTGGATGTACGCTTCCACAATCCCCACCAGCTCCCGTGTGCTTTTCGAGCTGCCCACGGCGTTTGCGAACAGGATTCCATTCGATTTCATCAGTTTGGATGGCTGCTGCGGAATATAGCGGGTAGATCCAATATTCAGCTCGTTCTCTTCACCGATCTTCCCGTCCGGATCCCGGTATGCGAACCTGGCTTTATGCGCCTTTTGATCATACAGGTACTCGATCAGCCACCCGTCGATATACCCGCCCAAGGTCTCTACAATCTCGCTCGTGCTGCGCTCGTCATCATCCTTGCCCGCTTCCTGCCGGGCCGTCTTCAGCATATTATTGAAATCCCGGATCCCGACGCCCATCGCATTGACCATCGCATCCCGGTACCGGTCAACGTAGAATCTCTCCATCTGGGCGATGATCGCAAAAGCCGTTTTGAGCGCCTGGTCCTGTTCAGCTCCGTTCTTTCCGCCTGCCCATTTCGCCGCCGCCAGCCCCACCGGTACAGCAGCAGCCAACCGGTTTTGCACGGCTTCACGCTGCTTATCTTCGCTCAAATCCTCCCGGCGCATCGCCTTCAGCCAGTCGTTTGCATCCTTCCCCTTTTTCCCGTCCCCCAGGTCCGTCTCCGGCCAGGTCAAGACCCTGGCCATGGGCCCCACCCACAGCGCCAGCGGCCAGTCGCCATGCTCGCCCTGCAGCGCCTTCTTCCCAGCGTTATCCGAGTCCATTCCCACGTACAGCTCACGGTGCCGCTTGCGCAGGTCCTTGATCAGCTCGCCAAATGGCTGCCAGCTCGTTCCCCCCAGCGCCACCGCCCCGATCCCCCATTGCCCTAGCGTGATTGCATCCGCCTGACCCTCGACGAAGACCACATCCGCTTCTTTCCCCGCCCGGTAGGCCTGGTTGTAGTAGGCATACTTCCCGCCGATCAGCGCCCCTGCCAGGTTGAACGATTTGATTTCCTTCCCGTCCTCCCCCACCTCATCCCCCAGGATGTTCCGCCCGCTGAAATACTTTACCCGCCCGCCGATTAAATGCGTATAGACAAGTCTTTTCCGCCCCATGATGCCCGGCACCAGGTTCCACTTGATCCAATTGGCCTGCAACTCGACATTCCACTTCTTCCCCCAGGCCCGCACATCGCCCTTATATCCCAGGATGGCCACCGCATCCGGATGCTCCAACTCCACCTGGTGCATCTGCAGCTCGCCGCGCAGCTCGTTATAATTAGCAGCAGTAGCCCGCCCGGAGAAGCCCAGCATGGCATCCTTGATGGTCTCATCGCTCCAGCCCCGGCCCCTGGCATATGCCAGCGCTTCCGGATCTTCCCACAGCCATCGCTGGAAGATCCTGGCCGCCACCTCGAAAGCATCTTCCCTGGCGCGCATTGCCAGGCGCGTCGTGTTATCTTCTTGGCCCCAGGTCGGTCGTGGCAGGCCTGCACGATCGGCAAGAGCCTCCACAGCCGTTTTGAAGTCCCACCCGTTCAGCTCCTCCAGCCAGCCGATCACATCTCCGCTCTGGTTGCGGCTGTTCCAGTAGTAGCGCTGGTGGAGCGTATCGATCACCAGAGAGTCATGCTCCTGGGCATGCAGGTACCGGCCCCGCTCTGTGCGGACCGGGTAGGTCTCACCGATTACATCCTCGATCCTGTTTTTCTCTTTGACTTCCTCGACGATATCTACCATGTGTCAGGCTCCAAACGAATTCAAGAATTTAGTCGTAAATTTTCGGGCATCCGGGCCAGGCGTCCCGAAAAATCCGGCAAGTACGTTCGTCGATCCAGCTCAGCTCCGCCCGTCCTGGATTATGCGACGAATAAATGCAGCTCTAATCGCTCGAAAACGGGCTCCACAGACCGTGAGCAGCCCGCTATTCGTCGCATAATGCGTATTATCCGACATGACCGCAGCCCCTTTTCCCCACACCCCCCGCCCACAGAGGTGAATGCGTGAACTTTGCGACTCTCTCTACTACTGCATCAACTACCCTGTGCGCAGCGTGCGTGCCGTGCGTGCTGTGCGGCCACCTTCGCCCCATCTTACCCATGACCATCATCCACCGGGGCAGGGCGCAGGTGAACCTGGTTACTGACCAGCACATACCGCAGCCCGTCCAGCGTCAGCCCTCCCCGCTCCGTGACATACGTCCCCACTCCAGGCCTTGCCTCCACCAGCCTCGCCGCCTGCAGCGCAGCCACCACTCTCTGCCACACCGACGACGACCACCCCTCCAACTCCCTGTACCCTGGCACCACCACCGACTCCGCCCCATACGCCACGATCCCCGCCTCCACCAGCTTGATCGCATCCGCATGCACCGTGTTCTTCCCATGCCCCCCTGCCATTGACGACATCAGCACAGACCCGCTCGCTGTGAGCTTATACACCTTGTCATCCCGCTTACTTGCCGGTAACCCCGGTCTCCGGGCCTCCACCACCTGACCCGGCGCATACGGAATAAGCTCCCCATCCGGACCCGGCGCAAAGATCACAATCCCCCGCGTCGTCTCATACCACATATGCTCCCGGTCCTTCCACACAATCAGCCACTCCACCAGCTGCAGCGCCCCCCTCAGCCCGATCCACGCCAGCGCCACCAGGCTCGCCCCCCCAAAGATCATCACGAACCAGCGAAACTGGTACTGCTGCTCCTCGCGCCGGGCATCCATCGCCATCGCCGTCCCCGTTGCCTGCCATTCCATCCCCTGCCTGGCCCCAGCCGTCGCCGTGGTCACCGCCGCTGCCGTCCCCGTAGCCTGCCTGCCATCAGCCTGGGCCGTCTCAGCTCCCAGCGTCTGCACCATCGCCACCGCCTGGCGCGTCCCCTCGATCTGCGCCACGATCATCCCCCGCTCTACCTCGCTCGCCTGCTGGGTAGCAGCTGCTCTCAGGGTCGCCGTAGCCGCCATATTCGCCAGCGCCTCATACGTCCCCTGTGCCCGCAGCGTAGCCGCCGAAAGCGTGCTCTGCGCCCCTCCCACCGCCAGCCGGGGATCGTACACCCCCGCATCGCACCCACTTAAAAGCAGCAGCAGCCAGACCACGCCCAACAGCACCCCTGCACCCCTCATCAAAGAACGCCAGCCCACGATAGGAACAGCGCCAGCAAAAAACCAGCTCCAAACCCCGCCACCATCACAATCACCAGATCCCGCAGAAACCGCCTCTGCTTTTCTTCTTTTTCAATCAAATCTCGCAGCTCATCTTCTGTTTCCATCTCTCCCTCACTTATGCCCTTTCCGACAATACTTCTGCCACGGCACCCGCGGCACGAATTTCACATTGCACCCTGGCCACGCGCAGATCTGCGTTTTTCCCAGAATCAGGCTCCCCTGCAGCACTGCCCCCGGCTCCGCAAATACCTCCACCGCCTCCGTTCCCCTCAGCTCCACCGGCGCGCCGTCCAGCGCCATTCCCAGCGCCGCCACCGCCCGCTCGAAATCCCGGCTCGCCTGGATCGTTCCTTTTTCCACCCCCTGCACATATCGCCAGGTCCACGCCTTCTTCCTGCCAATCGCCCTCGAGAGCTTTACCGCCAGCATCTCGTAAAACTTCACCGTCCCCAATTCCGGGCGCAGATCCGCAAAAGACGCCGTAATCGTAGAAAGACCCTGGTGAGCCGGTTTTTCATCCATGAAATACAAAGGTCCAATCTCTGTGTAGCGCTCAAAATAGCCATGTCAGAACCGTGTCAGAAGCCAAAATAAAACCCCAGGTCAAACAGTACCTGAAATCGGCCTTTAAAGTTTCCGGGCCATGATCGCCCCGCCCGCGTTGACTCTGTGCTCGAAACTCGCCCCTGGCGCAGTGTCTTTCGCTTTGGCAACCACGGCATCAATGCGCTGGTCTTCAATAGTCCGGTTGCGCTCAGCAGCATCCTGGTTCTCCTGGGAGTTTATATATGCTCTGGGTGGCTTGTAACCCTTTCGTTTTGCAGTCTTGTAGCATTCTTTCGAGCAGGTCCAGTTATCCTTCCGCTTCTGCTCGAATTCCTTCCCGCAGTTCAGGCAGGCTACAATCCTCGGCTCCGATTTAGGGGCAGCAGTTTTCTTGGCAATCGTAACCTGCTCAGGAGCTGCCTGCTTCGGCATATCCTCCGTAAGCTGGAGCTTCTCCAGCATTGGAACCAAAAAATCCTTATCGGTCTCCACCCTCATCACCGCCTCGTATTTCACCCCGTAATTCACATGCAATGCCTCGAGTAAGCCAGCAACATTCTTCATTTGCTCCTCATTATCCGAATCTGGCTGGATATAAAACGTATGCTTTTCCATCTCTACCCTCTCCATCCTGCCAGCAGCGCACCCGCCAGGCACGCCAGGCCCAGCCCAATCGTATAGATCACCGCCAACACCATCCAAAGCACCGCTCCCCCACTGCTGCATTCCTCGCCATTCTCGTCGTACGCCCTTTGCGCCATCTCAGCCTCCCTTCATCCGCTCAAGTCTTTCTACTACTTCCGCCCGGTACTCCTCAGCCTCGTGCGCCCGCTTGAACGTCTTCCGGCTCACCCGCATCGACTTGTACCCGATCTCCAAAATCGCCCGGTACCACTTCCGGCTTCCCCGGATATACTTCACCGAATATCTTCCCGTCGCCTTAGCTTCCATTGCCCTGTCCTTTCGCTAAAAACTAGATGCACAATCGCCTGTTCCTCGTCTGGCGGCTTGCATGGGTAGGTCTTGCTCCACCCGATGCACTCATACCCCCGCCCCTCATAATCAGCCACAATCTCTGCCGCTTCCCGTTCCACCTCTTCCGTCCTCGCCACCACCCGCACCCGTACCTGTTTTGGTCCCATCGTTCCTCCACTTCACCGCCTGCCCCATCAGCCAGGCCGCGGTCAGCTCCCGCTGCACCACCCTCAGCTCCGCTCGCAGCATCTCCATCCGCACCACCGCCGGTTCCAGCACCTCCCCCACCACGCTCGTCCGCCGCATCGCCTGCCGGTTCCGCAGAATGCACTCCTCCAGGTTCACCAGCATCCCGCACAGCATCGCCTGCGCCGTCTCAATATGGTCCCGCTGCTCAGCGTCCCGTCCCCTCACCCTTCCCATTCATCCTCCAAAGCATCCTGAGCGTCCAAGGCACCCTGAGCAGGGTTCCCCCTCTCCGCTCCGGAGAGGGGGTTAGGGGGTGAGGTCATCAGTTCCCCCAGCTCCACCGCCAGCGCCAGCCTGCCCAGCAGCCAATCCACCCCGTACGCCACCATCACCGCCAGCCCCCCGCTCACAATCACGCTCCACAGCCCCGCCAGGGGCATCCACGCCTTCCAGCGCACAAACAGCGCCGTCAGCGGCCCCGCCAGCGCCAGCACCCCCAGCACATACGCCGCCAGCCTCGGCAGATCCCGCCGCAGCATCAACCGCCATGGAAACCAGTGCTCCACCAAAAGCAGCAGCATCGTCACCACACATGCCAGCAGGATCTCAGTCTCCATCGCTACTCAATCCCCTTCAGCTGCTCCAGGATCCCCATCATCGAGTATGCCATTGAGCATTGGAGATCATTCGGGTATCCAGTATTAAGAAATTGATCCATCATCTTGATCGCTTCCCCCAGATAATCCACCCGGTCACCGTCATTGCGAGCCTGCGAAGCAATCTCCTCTTCCCGCTTGGCTTCCTTCTCAGCCGCCATCTTCTCGTCTTTCTGGCGCTGAATTTCGTCCATCTGGGCCTTAATCTCCTGCTCTTTCCGGNAGTTAACGCCGCGCCAGCGCCAGGCCGATGTGCAGATCCCTTACTCGATGCGGCTCTCTCCGATACCCCTCATCTGGCAAAGCCACTTCCACATCCCCCATTGTCCTGGCGTGCGTATCCAGCTCAATATAGATCCGGGTGCATTCAGGAATAACAAGATTGATCCAGTACGAATTCAAATTGCCGAGATCTTGAAACCCCTCATAATCAAAATACGGCTGCACTTCCACAGGCAGGATGGCTTGCAGAAATTCAAAACGAACTCGCCTGGCCGCCTCATCCTTTTCGGCCTTGATCCGCGTTCGTTCCGCCTTTTCAGCGATCTCCTCCTGCAGCTGCTTTTCGCCTTCTTCAATCAACTTCTCAATTGCATTCATCTCCCTATCCTCCCTTTCCCCATCCTGCTGCCACGAATATCGTCGCAAATAGCCCCGCCAGCACCCAGCTCCCCAGCGCCAGCAGCACCATCCCGAACACCGCCAGCCACAGCAGCCCATCCCCCACCCAGTTGTGCCGCTTCCGCCTTACTTCCGCCCGTTCCACCACTTGCTCCATCGTCTCCATCTTCAAATCCTTTCTACGGCTTCCGCCATATCTTCCAAACTCGGCAGCGTGTACCGTCGCGTGGTCTCGATCCGCTCGTGCCCCAGGATCCCCGCCACCACCGTCACGTCCACCCCGACCGTTGATCATCCGCTTCGCCGCTGTATGCCGCAGCCGGTGCGGAGTCGCCTCCACCCCCGNCTGCCTGCCCAGCTCACTGATCATCCGCTCCACCGACCGGTCTCGTCAAACCTTCCCCCGTGCTTCCCACTCCAAATGCTGGCATCCTGATCGTTCTTGGCATTCTGAGCGGAGCGCAGCGAAGACGAAGAAGCAGTCGAAGGAAGGTACTCCACCAACGCCTTCCTCGCCTCACTCGCCAGCGGCACCGTCCGCTCCTTCATCCCCTTCCCCATCACCTTCACCACCCCGCGCCGCTCGCTCAGCTCCACATCCCCCATCCGCAGGCCGCACACCTCGCTCACCCGCAACCCACCGTACGCCATCAGCGCCAGAATCGCCCGGTCCCGCAGCGCCTGCCGCCTGCCAGCCTCGCTTCTCGCACCGTTCAAGTTCCGCTCCGCCTGGCGCATCAGCTTCCCGAAATCCCCCTTCCCGAGCCACCTCGGAGCCAGCTTCTGCTTGCCCACCCCAGAAACCTCCCCGCTCGGGTCCGCCGCTAATAGCCCACTCGCAGCCGCCCACGCCCCAAACGCCCGCAGGCTCGCCAGCCGCCGGTTGATCGTCGCCGCCGCCGCATGCCCCTCCACCAGGTGCTTCCGATACTCCCGGATGTCCCAGCTCGTCAACAGCCCCGGCTCGAATTCCCCGTCTCTGGGTAGCCCGTCCCGGGGTAGCACATCGTTGACTTCCGCAAAAAAAAGAGTGAAAGCACGCAGGTCCGCCATATAAGACTTGATCGTGCTCTCACTCTTCCCACTCGCCCGCAGCTGCCCGGCGAAGGCTTCCGGCCATGTCTGCAGGACCGTCAATGTTTTCGTTTCCACATTCTTCTTCATCGTTTTCTCCCAGTTCATTCAGCAAATCGATTGCCGCCCACCATATTTCTTCCTGGATTCCCGACATAGATGTAAAACTGACCTGGATCTCTGTCTCCCAATCCACCAGGAATCACCCAGGCTAAAATATCGTGCTATTCTTGATCTATGGAATCGCAGTCCCGCAGCGCAGCAAGCTCCCGTAGGGCAGCTCGCCCTTCATCGGTGATCTTCACCCGCTGCTCTGCCATCTCCGCCTCTGCCGCATCATTTTGCGTGGCCCACTGCCGGATAATCAGCCGCAAAGCCGCCGAAAATCCCCCCACCAGCTTCGCCACCCGGCTCACTGTTTCCACGTCCCGCTCCTCAAACGATATCGACTTCCGTACTACACTTCTCGCCATGTTGCTCTCCCTGACCATTCAGTTGATCGTATGAAATATACGATCTACTGAATATATTACACCTGTTATTACTCCGTGTCAACAGGGAATCGAACGAAATGAACAATCTATCGAATGGGTTTTCAGGCATAATGTTCGATGTAATGAACACTGCCGAATTCACTGAATGGCTAAATCAACGAATCCAGAGCAGCGGACTATCCCAGGCTCAGATAGCCAGGCGCGGCAATATATCCCCAGCCTCAGTCTCGAATGCCCTGGATATAAATGGATCCCCGGTAGGTTGGGATGTTGCTTTTGGAATCGCTCAGGCCCTGGGCGAGCCACCTTTACTCGTCTTCCGCAAGGCTGGTCTCATCCCCTCCCGCCTCGGCGACGACAGTTTGCGCGAAGAAGCCGTCATCCTCTTCAACGAGCTCGAGAAAGACGACCAGGAAGAGACCCTCGAATTTATGCGTATGAAATACCGCCGCACTCAGCTCAAGTCAGATGCGCGCACGCTCGAAACCACCCTGCAGTCCATTCCCCCCGATGCGATTGATGATGTGATCCTGCTAATCGACGACTTCGCCAAAAAGCACGGCTACCGCCGTACCAAATGACCCTCATCCCTCACCCAGATGAACACCCGCCTCTGCTCCCCCTTCCCCACCTCCATCCGGATCTCATTCTGAGAGATTTCAAAATGCAGGCTCTTTACCTTCACAACTTCCCGGTCAGTAATTTGACCTTCGATGGCGCGTACCAGAAGCGATGCAAGCCTCATGGTCACATATACCCCTTTCTTTCATTTGCTCTCCTGGAGTCTAAACCTCTTTCTCCCGCTTTCAACCTTACCAAAATGCAAACCAAATCCTGTCATTTTAAAAACAGAACGATTGTCATACCCACCCAATTTAGCACAATCGTTCTGATAATACAAGTACCCGCATGGACTGTTCCAGGGGTTAATTATGGGGTGATTAATAAAAGGATACTCAAATGAAGAAAAAAACCATTCTCTTTGCTGTCATCGGGATCGTTGCCCTTTGCCTGATTTTCGCAGTGTTCGGCGCTCTTCTCGACGACGATACACCCGAAGGTGCCGCCAGCCCGCAGCCGGTAGCCCTGGCAACTGGCACAAATCTGCTGGCAGATTCTCCGACCGTTATTCCGGCTACACCCACCCCTACATCCACGCCTAGCGAAACCCCTGTTCCGGCCATTACCCTCTCTCCGGAAGCCGTGCTGCGCGATCTGCTCACCGCTGAGTTGGGAGACTCCAATCGGGATGTAGCCCGCCTGACCAACCTTGAAATGGGAGATCCCCTGGTCATCGACTTCGCCATCAACGACAATCTAACCGAAGACTTTATCCGCCGTGGCGCGATGCTGGATTTCGTTTCAATCCTGGAGCTGCTCTCTACCTCAAATATCCCCTTCTCGAAAGTCTCCATTTCCGGATCGTTCCCCCTGGTCGATGTATACGGCAATTCCAAAGAGACAATGGTCGTATACGGCCTGTACCCCAAAGAAACCATCGCAAAAATAAACTTCGATAACTTCATAACCGACAATATCTACGCCATCGCTGAAGAAAACTTCATCGCCCCCGCCTTCCGGGACAATCAGTAATGCCCGATTCTTCCGCTCGCTCCCCTCTCCGTTTCGGAGAGGGGCCGGGGGTGAGGTTAGCCGCCTACCTCCGCGACTCCGGTGGCGACCGCCAGGAAAACTCCACCGACCGCCAGCTCGCCGAGATCCAGGCCTGGGCCATCCGCTCATCCGCCTCCATCGCCCAGGTCTTCCAGGACGCCGCCCGCCCCGGCTCCTCCACCATCGGCCGCGACGGCTTCCAGGCCATGATCGACTTCTTCCGCTCCCCCGCCTGCACCCTCGACGGCCTCGTTATCTGGTCCTGGTCCCGCTTCGCCCGCGATATCAACGACGCCCAATTCTACCGCGCCGATCTCCGCCGCCGTGGCTTCGAGATCTACTCCATCACCGACCCCATCCCCGACGGTCCCATGGGCCGCTTCATCGAAGCCGCCATCGACTGGAAAAACCAGCAGTTCCTCGCCGATCTCTCCAAAGATGTCAAATCCGGCCTGGCTACTCTCGTCCGCGAGCATGGCGCAGTCCCCGGCGTCCCACCCCGCGGCTTCATGCGCCAGGCCATCGACCTTGGCCATCACCGCAATGGCGGCCAGCGCATCGCCCATCGCTGGATCCCCGACCCCGATCAGGTCCCTCTCGTCCGCCAGGCCTTCCAAATGAAAGCTGCCGGTGCCCCCCTGCGTGAGATCCAGGCCGCCACCGGCCTCTACAAATCCAAAAACTCCTGGACCACCTTTTTTGAAAATGAGCTCTATATCGGCATCCTCGAATATGGCGGCCTCACCATCCCCGATTACTGCGCCCCCATCATCCCCCCCGAGCTCTGGAACGCCGTCCAGGCTCAGAAGAAAGACCGCCGGTCAGTCGTCCGCCACCCCAACTCCACCTACTTCCTCTCCGGCCTCACCCGCTGCGCCCGCTGTGGCTCAGCCGTCATCGGCCACACCCGCACCGGCTACCGCTCCTACATCTGCAGCAGCGCCCAGCGTCACTTCAACTGCGATGTGAAGCACATCCCTGCCAACGTCATCGAAAAAACCGTCCTCACCGAGCTGCGCCAATTATTCTCAGACCCCGCCTTCCTCATCGCCCAAAGGGACCGCCTCCGCCAGCAAACCGCCAGCCAGACCACCCGCCTCACCGAAATCATCGCCGCCCAGCGCCAGCGCCTTGCCGTCCTCCGCCGCCAGATCGGCAACCTCACCGACGCCATCGCCGCCTCCGGCCACAGCCCCGCCCTCCTCGCCCGCCTCCAATCCCTCGAACAGGACGAGCGCGCCAACCTCGAAGAGATCGCCACCCTCGAGCGCCAGCTCGACGCCGCCAGCCTCAGCCAGACCGACCACGAGCTCGCTGAGCTCACCGCCCGCAATCTCCGCGCCATCGAAACCGCCACCCCCGAAAACCTCCGCACCATCCTTTTCGGCCTCATCCACAGCATCACCCTCGACCGCACCGACCACACTATCCTCGGAACCATCACCTTCTACTATCCCCCCGGCAATAAAAAAAAACTGTGCCTGTAGGCCACCCCCCCATGGGGGCACACACCTACAAGCACAGTTTTACCGCCACCGTCCGCAAGTGGCAGAAAAAGACCTGATCACTCAGGCCTTTTTTCTTTATCCCGCAAAATAGAAAAACTGGCCCCGCACAGTTTTCGCCCCCGAAGCCGTCCACCCGGTATAAGCTGCGTTCAGAGCTGGCGAAAGGTACAGGATCGACCCGGTCACTTGCAATTTGCCTGCCACCGGCGTTCCCCCATTATCGACCGCATAAATCAACCCGAATTGGTCAAGACCGGTCGCCACCGGAAAAGGAAGTGTGACCGTCGTCGTCGCGCTGTTGCTCGTCCCTTCGAGCCGGATTTGCACCATCACCAACTTCCCGACCCTCGTGTACGAAAGCACCTTTGTTGTATAGCTCGACCACCCTACAATCGTTGCCAGGGACGAATAATCTACCGCCTTTCCATCCGCCTTCTCCAATCTCTCCAAATACCCCACCCGTCTCTGGAGCCGCTTCACCTCTGTCACGAGCTGCTGCATCACATCCTGGTTCATCCCGCCTCCAGCTCCACATCTACTTGCTCTGCCCCCTTCTCGTCGATCGAAACGCTCACCGCCCGCACCTTCTGTGTGTGCACCGTCCCCGTGTGCGGATTGATCGCCGCGACCTTATCCCCCAGGTCGTAATTCACCCCGTAGGTTGTCTCCGGCGTCTGCAGCACGTCGAATGAAAAGCTCCGCACCGCTTCCACCTCTCTCAGCTTCTGGTCGCCGCGGCTGTTCAGGCCCGCCGTATCCCCCACCTCCACGTCCGTTGCTGGCACAAACATCTCGATATCGTTCCCCGCCGCGTAATTCGTCCCCGTCCGGATCACATACTCCCGGCCTGCATCTTCCCCCTGGCCGCCCACAACAGCCACCGTCGCCTCCCCCGCCCGGCTGTCCAGGAACACCGGGTTCGCCATATTCCCATACTCCAACCCGAATTTCACCGTCGCGCTGCGGTCCGTCCCCAGCTGGCCCGTGTACCAGCGCAGCTCGTAGGTTGTCGAGCTGGTCTTGACTAAGTCAAAATCCCCGCCCGCAATATCCATCAGCTTCTGCAGGCTCTCCAGCAGGTTATCATAAGCGCAGTACCAGTCCACCAGGTTGCCGTTCGCCCCATCCGCCTGCACGCTCAAACCAGTAATAGCTCCCGCCCGGTACCGTCCATTCACCACCGTCGCGTTTGCTGCCGCATTGTAATTAACCAGCGTCTTCAGCACCGTCTCCCCCCGTGCATTCACGAATTTCGTCCGGTTGGTCGTGCTCGCCGGATACAGGATCTGCCGCCATGCCAGCATGCTCATCAGCCCCGGCATCGCCGCCGAAAGCACGTTCCCCCGTTCCGTCCCGTAGCTCCACTGCTCTGCCCGCCACAGTCCCGTGATCTCCCGCCGCCAGGTGGTTGTTGCTTTCCGCCACACCTCCACCTGCCACTTATCCGCGATGGTTGTCAGGATCGGATGGTTACCACGCAGCGAGATCTGCACCAGCCCCGGAGCGTTCACCTGGCGCGTGTAAGCTAAAGCCGTGAAATCGGTCAAGACCGCCTGCTGCACCCCCGAAAGATCGTAAACGTCGAGCCGGTAGTCGGTCATTTAGCTATCCGCGGTATAAGTGACCAAATATCCATATAGGTTGACTGCTGCTTCGATTGTATCCGAAGGTTCGAGCGCCAGCCGCCGGAACATAACCCGGGCAAAATCTCCGAGCGCCGCACTCGATAGCGACGCGGCGGGTACAGCCTTGAGCAACCCATCTGTGCATGCCGTCGTTGTCAGAGCTATCATGGTGGAATGTGTTGAACCACTTTCTCCGATTGCTCCGTAAAATATATTTAGCTCATAAGCTAAGTTCCCGGTTCCTTCGGGGTTGACAATTGGCGAGACTGTCATCCCTGAGACAAAGTCAGATGGAACGGCGAAGAACCCGACCGTGATTGTATTATTCCCATTTGGTAGAATCAGGCCAGCTTGCGCGAAATTGCTCAGCCCCGTCCCAAAGGTGTTAGCAGGTACAAAGAACGTTCGGGTCCGGTTGGCGATCTTCGCTGGGGTCACGGCGTCCGCCGCCAGCTTGGCGGAGGTCACTGCCAGGTCTGCAATCTTGCCCGTGGTCACCGCCAGGTCTGCAATCGCAGCTGAATTTACCACACCAGCCGCGAACTGGGCGGCCGCGCTGATCCCACCCGTGGCAATGTCGCCAGCCTGCACCGCCCCAGCCGCGATCTTCCCGGCGATGACTGCATCCGCCGCCAGCTTGGCGGAGGTCACTGCCAGGTCTGCAATCTTGCCCGTGGTCACCTGGCTATCTCCGATCTTTGCCGTAGTAATTGCGCCATCCGCAATGCTACCGGTGATCACCGGCGCAAAGGATATTCCGGTTCCGTCGATGGACCTCCGCAAAACATAGCCGTTGTTTCCAGCGACAATGTCTGCCACTGGCCCTGCAGAAGGCACTGACCGCCCGATCACAGACATCCCCGCGCTCTGACGAATATCGGCATTCTGCACCTGCGCTAGCGTCCGCTCGTCGGTCACGGTCACATTCCCCGCCGTATCCACCAGCGCCTGGCAAAGCAGGATGTCGTAGGTCGTTCCACTGCTCCGGGTGATCGCCGGAGCCACCGGGACCGCCGCATCAGTCCCTGCAATCCTCGTGATCCGCACCGTCTGCGCCGTCCAGTCTGCCCGCAGCACAATCCGGTCAATCCGCGTGTTTCCGCCGCCCACCGCACTCGGGATGTTCACCGTCACCGGTGCGCTGTTGTTATACACCTTCCCGTCCACCAGCGCCCCGCCGGTCCCGATATTCACCGTGTTCGCCCCACCTGCCGCCCCCACCAGCTTATTCAGGTAGTTCGGCGCCACCCCTTCCATCCCGTTGCAGCTCGCCAGCACCTTACTCCACATCGCATGGTTGCTGCGTGTGTAGGTCGCTGCCCCGTCTCCGGCCCCGCCGGTCGTCCACCACATTGAAAATTCAGCCATCTTATCCTCCAGGTGTCAAATAGCGATCCAGCCACGAGATCTGTACCGCCGATTGTTCGTTGACCGCGCTCGCCACCACTTCGATTACGTTCACCCCGCCCAGCGCCTCCGGATGCGCCGCAATATGCCACGTCGCCAGGTCGTGCCCCGCTGCCAGGGTGCTAACCTTATTTACCCCCAGCTCGTCCACCACTGTCTTATGCCCATACCGCAGATCGATATCGTAATAATGCCCGGCTGCGATAGTCCCGGTGAAAGGCAGTGTCTCCCCAGTTGTCAGATTGTTGATTTCCGGGTTGGTCATTGGCCCGATCAGCCGGATCAGGTGCGGGTAGCTCATCCAGTTGCCCGCATAATTGATTGGGATATTGCTGTTGATCGTCGATGCGCCCACCGATGTCGGTACCGGCGTCGGCACCGGCGTTCCCGTCCCACCGCCGCCCAGCTCGAAGGTCAGCGCTTTGCCCGCCGGGTCATACCAGGTCGGGTCCGCGCACTTGATCACCACCGCCGTCCGCTGCCACAGCCCCACCCGGTCCTGCGAGCTGAAATCCATTCCCTCCATCAGATGTCCGTCGATCTGCCGGGTCAGCCCGCCCATCTCCCATACCAGGCTCCCGCTAGCTCCTGGTGGGAATATCCCGGCCAGCGCCGCCCGCTTCGCGTACAGCAGCGCCTGGTTGCCCGCCTCCAGCCCCAAAATGAGCTGGATCACCCGCGGGTCCAGCCGGAAGCCCAGGTCCGTCACCCCGTGCTGCAGCGGTCCCCGCTCCTCCAGCCGGTGCATCGGCGGTGTCCCGATCCCGCTATCGCCGTGATGCCAGCAGTACACCCCATCGTCCAGCGCATATTTCGTCCCTGCCAGTATCCATGAAAGCATTTACGCGCCTCCCAACAGGCTCAGCATCTTCACCTGGTCGATCAAGGTCGCCTCGCTCTGGTAGCCGTACGACGCCTGCAGGGTGTAGTAATTGTTTGTCGAGCGCACCGCCATCGATGCCGCGTCCTGTGTCGCCAGTGCTGGTAGCATCGCGCTGTTCTCAATCCCCAGCGCCATCCCTGCCATCATATTCCCGCCGATATCCATGAACAGCTTCGACGGCGAATTGATCCCCAGAAGCCCTTTTGCCGCCTCGAATGCCGCCCTGGCTGCTGCCTTAGCCGCATCCACGATGATCTTCAGCCCACCCGTGATCCCCTTGGCAATCCCTTCCAGCACAGCTTTCCCCACCGCCGCCCAATCCGTGTTCTTGAAAGTATCCACCACATTGGTCACCAGCTTATCAATGATCCCTTTGATCGCCTCCCACGCCCCGGATAGGATCTTCTTGATCAGCTCCCACGCATCATCCCATGCCTTGCGCAAGTTTTCCCCAAATCCATACCAGTCGCCCTCGAAAGCCGATTTGAACGCCGCAAAGATCGAGCTGATGATCTTCGTGATCGACTCGATTACTCCCTTGATCGCCTCCCATGCTGAGCTCGCCGCCGCCAGGATCGCAGTTCCGTGCTGGTCCCAGAATGCTTTGATCCCGGCCAGCCCTGCCGATACGACCGCCATAATGAACTCAATCCCCGCTTGGATCGCCTTTTTAATCATTTCCCACGCCTTCGTTGCCGCCGCGATGATTGCCGTCCCGTGCTCGTCCCAGAATGCTTTGATCCCGGCCAGCCCTGCCGATACGACCGCCATGATGAACTCGACCCCCGCTTGGAGCACCTTTTTGATCATTTCCCACGCCTTCGTTGCCGCCGCGATGATTGCCGCCCCATGCTGGTCCCACCAGGCTTTGATCGCCGCCAGTCCCGCCTGGATCACACCCTTCACAAATTCAATCGCCGCCTTGGTCTTTTCCTGGATCCCGCCCCAATTGTTTTTCCACGCCAGCGCCAGTATTGCGATCACCGCAATGATCGCCGCAATCGGCAGCATCATCCCACCGATTGCCGTCCCAACCGTCGTGATCACCGGCATGATCGCCGTGAAGGATGTGATCAGAGTCCCGATGATCATTAGCAGCGGCCCGATTGCCGCCGCCAGCCCTGCCACCACTAAAATCGTCGTCATCACCCCCGGCGACAGGTTGCTAAACCACGTCACCAGGTTGCGGATCACCTCTACCGCCTGCAGTGCAAACGGCAGCAACATCTGCCCGATATTGGCTCCAGCGTCCGCAATCTGCGCCTTTGTGATCCGCATCGAGTTGGCCAGGCCGTCGCTCGTCCGGGCAAAGTCTCCCTGCGCATTGGTCGTCTGCTCCATGATCAAAGCATAAGTAGCTTGGGCTTTGGCATTGGCGTCAAGTTCTTCAGCCGTGCCCTGGTATGCGACCTGCAATTTTATACGTTTTCTGCAGTCAAATAACCCATAGCAGGGAGCATGCCATCTAGTGCATCATACGTTATCCCAATATGTTTTACGTCAATGCTGCCAGGGCGTCATCGTATTCATACGATCCAACACCCGCATTCTTGGTTGCAAGCTCTAATTCTTCGTATGCCTTAATCGACTGGCGCNAGATTCTCGTGCTGACCACCAATACTCTTCTCTGTGTCCTTGAGCTGCTGTGCAAAAAGGCTTTGAGCCTCTGATACCGAGCTGGTCGCCGATTTCACGGCCGCCATATTGGGAGTGAGCTTTGCAAGGCCCATCTCCATTGCTTTAGCAGTCACGGCAGCTGCATTCATATTGACGCCAAGACTCTTCAGCGGCTCTGTTTCCCCGGTCAAGCCAGCCCGCAGTTTTTCTAATACTTCTGTTGGATCTTGATTATTAAAACTTGCCAGGTCGCCTGCTAGGGTTATTAGACCGGTGCTCATATCTGCACTGGCTTCTTTTCCCATTCCCATGCTCGTAAACAGGTTGCCGTACGTCCCTGCCGCTGCCAGGGCTGCGCTTTCGCTCATCCCAAGGTTCGTCGCTGCCGATTGCGCAAACTCTTCCACCGCCGCTGCCGAATCGCCGAATACCACCCGCACCTTCGACCGGCTCTCCTCCATGTCAGACGCCATCATAATCGTCGCTGCCCCGATCCCCAGGATCGGCAGTGTCACCGCCGCGGTCATCGTCTTCCCAACGCCCGTCATCTTCTTCCCAATGCCCGCCAATGCAGATTCGGCGCCTTTCCCCGCCTTGGCTACATCCGCTTTCAGTTTGGCGTCATCCGCCGATAAATCCAGGACTGCTTCACCCAGGCTAGTGCTCATTGCTTGTCCTTCGTATTCCGATTCCCATCAGCATCAGCTCTCCCGGCGTCGCCTTCCGCTTGACCATTGCTTCCCCGTACGCCATTTTCTGCCAGTCCAGCAGCGCCTGGCGCGGGTGTTTCAGGTGGGGCACGCTCGCTCCATCCGCCGCAATCAGCCTGCGCTCCGCCAGCGCCGCCGGGATGCACTCGATATATGCTGTGATCGCCGATAGGGGCATGTCGCTCAGGTCCGTGAAGCTCAGCCCGTACACCGCGCTGAGCCGCGCAAACGTCATGCCCCAGTCGAGTTTTTTGGGCTTTCCTTCCCGGCAGCTTTCTCCTCTGTCCGGGTGATCTCGTCCGTGTAGAACTGCAGCACCCGCACCTGCGCCGCAAAAGGCACGCCCGCTTCCGCCAGCTCCGGCGAGACCAGGCTCAGCGTCATGTGGATCGCCTCTTCCAGCTCATGCGCCTGCTCCTCGCTCATCTCGTCCGCGTCGTCGATGATCAGCTTGCTGGTCTTGGCCTGCAGCTTCGTCCACCGGCTGTATTCCACCGGCGTCATCCCTTCCGGCCTGCGCAGCTCGTAACGCCTTTCCTGCCACACCACGATCACCGGCCTGGCAGTCCCGTACAGCTCATCCAGGTTCAGGGGCTTGCGCTCGCTCATAAGGCTGCCGCATCCTGCATCACCAGCGTGCCGAATTTCTCAGCCGCCGTGGCTGCATTCGGGTCCACCAGCGCATGGAATTCGCATGGGATCCCGGCGTTTCCATCCTTGGTATATTCGCTCTCTGCGGATCCACCAAAGTAGCCCATTGGCACCTCGTACTGCGCCGGGTAGTTCCCATAAGCCGAGACACCCCGGAACAGCAGTGCATAGGTCGTCACCGCCTGCCCCCGGTACATTCCCACTTCCCGCGTCCCGATCGTTCCCGCGCCAGGTGGTGTGTCAGTCACCGTATTCCCCAGCACATAGGCCAGGTTCTCCAGCGTCATCGCTGCCAGTTTCGTGGCGATCACCAGGCTCTCTTCCGAACGGGTCGCTTTCACCGGCCCGGTCTCCTGGTCCACCCGGATCTCCGTGATATCCTGGTCTGCCGTCACAGTTACCCCGTCCTGGGTATTCCCCAGGTCGATCCAGCTCGCCCCCGGCACCGCGTCAACCGCCGGAAAAGCCGTTCCTACGGGAGCCAGGTACAGCTCCCCAACCCCGGTCAAGATTTCATAAGGCGCAACGTTGGTCATTATGTCCTCCTACATCCGCACGATTGCCACCGACAATCCGGTGACCTCGGATACGGTAAATCCTGCGAAGGTGCTCGTCCCTGGCAGGTTGTAATGCGCCGGTGGGAAGGGACCCACCATCACATCCCCGGTCAATGCCGGGATGGATACGGTTCGTTCCGCCACCGCCAGGCCGTCCACGCTTTCCGGCGTGGTGATGGTCACGGTGCACGCGCCCGCCCCGCTCTTTTTGAAATGCAGGAACTCCCGCCCGGAATTCTGGAATTGGAAGGTATCCACAATATTCAGCAGCGGAGAAGCCCCAGCCGCCGTATAGGCCGCTGCCAGTCCGCCCCGGCTCACCTGTTGCACGTTCAATTGGATCGTTGCCATAATTTACACTCCTGTCTCGCAAATGCTTGCCTCAAAAAACATCAGGGCAAAGTCCATCCCCAGCTCGCTGTCATACAGCATAGATGGTCCGCTGTCCTGGTTGATGTAATAAAGCAGCCCGTTCCCGCTGCTCGTGATCACCGCCGTTCGCAAGGTGCTCCGGCTCAAAGCCACGATCTCCATCAGCAGGCTCATCGCCTTGGGCCGGTCAATCCCATAGCAGCGCACTTCCAGCCGCACCGTCTGCACCGGCAGGTATATCTCCGGCGTCCCGCCATCTAAGTTCACCACCACCCCCGCGCTCGGGATCGGCCAGCTCTCCCCATAGCGGTCTTTGCTGGCGATCTGGGTGGTGCTTAGCCCCGCCCATTTCAGATATGCGATCACGGTCTCCAGTGGATCGATCATTTCAGTTTCCACCGTACGATGATTGCCGGTACCTGCGGCCTGGTCTTGTCTACACCAATGGTCATGTAGTGGTAGCCTGCAAAGCTGCCCCGAAAAGGCGGTCCGGACCATCCCTGGTGGATCGTCATCGCGTATTCCAGCCCGCTGCCCACCTCGACGTGGATCCTGCCGCCGCTTCGCTCAGCTCGCACCCGGCTGCCGCCGCGCTCGCCCGTTCCGCCTGCATCGCCTGCCCAGCCGTACCCCGGCGTCGCCGCATGGATCGACCTTCGCAGGGTTCCGGTCACGACCCCATGCCCTTTCGCCAGCTCGCGCTTCGAGTTCCCTTCCGCGGCCAGGCCAACATCCGATATGATCTCGATCACCTGCTCCGTGGTCGCCTGCGCCACTTCCTTCCCGCGCCAGTTCAATCGCCATTTCATATCCGCTCCAGCTCCACGCTCATATGGTGCAGCGCATTAGACCTGCGCATCATCACCGCCGTCACCCGGTGCGGTCCGGCAATCGCTACCCCGTCCATCGTCACGCTTTCCACCCGGTCCAGCTCTTCTACGTCCCTGGCAGATTCCGGCAGCAGCAACAGATAGCGGGTGACGATGGTCACCTGAGAACGGTCCGTGCTGAATATCCTCTCGGATTTCTCCACATACCGGCACATCCCCGTATACACGGTCGTTGTGGTAACCGGCCCTGGACCCCCGTAAGCGTCTTCGCCGCCGGGGGTATCTCGCACGATCACACAGGTTTGGCGCAGGTGCGCATCCAGGCTCATCAGTATTCCACCATCACCACCCGCCGCAGGATCCGCTGGTGCTCTTTCTCCCAGTTCGGGGCCTGGTAGCTGTATTCCCCGGCCACGCTCTCGCTCTCCATTGCCGTCTGCTCGATTGCCAACCGCACCAGGTCGATGATCGTCCGCTTCAGCTTGCTCCGCTGATCGATGGGCCGGTACACGATGGTGTATTCTGCTGGACCGCTGGCGTTGTAGCTTGCCGGGATCCCGCTCACCATGCCCGCAAAGCCCCGCGTCACATAATCATCCGGGTCCACCGCCGCTCCATTGATGGTGATGCTCACCACCGCAATGAACGGCTGGCGGGTCAGGATCATCCGCGTCGCCTTCAGCAGCCCGGTTTCCGTAACCTGGATCAACAGTGTCGCATCCTGGAACGCCCCGATCCGGTCCTCGATCTCCTGCTCGGTCCGGTCGATGATGTCCAGCAGATCGCTATCGCTCAGGCTGGATTTCACCAGCGCCCGGCACTCGTTCAGCGCAACCAGGCTCATTCTTCGCCTTTATCCTCTTCCGGCTTGATCGCCTTATCATCCACCGGCTTCACCGCTTTGGCATTCTGAGCGGAGGCTTTCTTTGCCGCAGTCGAAGAAGGTGGTTTCTCCAGTTTCTGCACTACTGGCTCGCTTGCCAGCACATCTCCAGGAGAGAAAAGCAGCACATGCGCCCGCTGGTCGCCCTCTTCCACCATCTGGCCTTCTTTCGTTCGGTACAACTTCCGATCACAGACCCACATCTCTTGCTCCTTTCTTTCCTCCCCCCTCTCTGTTTCGGAGAGGGGGCCAGGGGGTGAGGTTAAGCCGCGCTGGTTACCAGCTTCCATACCGGCACCAAAGGCGTGCCGCCGTTGATATACAGCTTCGCATTCGTGGTGTCGATGAGCAGAGCGCCCTTCGCAGCTCCCCGCCCCGTTGCAGTCACCCCGGCCACCGTCTCAGCTACCGCGATGGTCACCGCTGCCAGGCCAGCATCCAGAACCGTGTTGTCTTCGATGGTCAGCAGCGGCTGGGCCAGCCCGGCCATGTTTCCTCCGCCGAAGGTCACCGTGTAAACCTGGTCCACCAGACCAACCGTCACCCCGTTCGCCCCAATCGTTCCCAGGGCTCGTAGTGCCGTCTGCATATCCGCCGCGCTGACGTTGTGCGCCAGCAGCCCCGTTCGCTGCCCCTGGAATGCCACCCGGAACGTCCCGGATGCCGGTACCGCGCTCAGCGTCAGGGTTTGCACCTCGTTCACCGCCGCAGTTGGCACCCCGGCGTTCTTAAGCGGTCCAAACGTGCCTTCAATTTCTCCCATGATATTTTCTGCCCTTCCGGGGCAGGCTGGAAGTCAATCGCAACCTGCCCCACTAGATTCGGTTTCGCCTACCAGCTTAGATGCCGGTGACCAGGCAGATCGCGGCCGGTCGATAGACTGGGAACGCCAGGCGTTCCTCGACCCGTAACATCAACTGGTTCTTGATGAAGAAATCGTTGTGGCTGTCGCTGATAGCGAAGCTCACTTCGTTCCGGCGGAAGATCTGCATCGCCGTGTCAAAAGCCGCCACAATCGCCGTGTTCAGGGTTGCCGCCGTGGTCTTGACCACCGGCAGGCCCCAGATCCGCTCCGGGCCTGGGTCGGCCGGGCTGCCCCAGATGTAGATCCCGTCCGCGGTCCGCAGCAGGCGGATATCCTGCCAGTCGGTCGGGTGGATGACCACGCCGCTCGGGTCCAGGAAGCTGTTGATCTGGATCAAGGTCATACCCTTGTAGATCGCATCCGGCGTCGGGTCAGCGCCCTTCGCCTGGGTTTGTGCCAGCGGCTGCAGCATCAAGCCTAGAAGGTTTGGAGCGAGGCCGTTGCCGCTCACCAGTTGTGTCTCTTCCGCGAGCTGGAGGAACACCCGCAGCCGTTGCTCCACGTAATCCTGCATCGCCGGTTCGTCTTCCAGCAGCTCGTCGGTGATCGGCAGCACGGTTGCGATCTTGCGCACCGCTGCAGTTCGCTCGGTGAAGGCCAGCGTGCTCTCGGGCTTGTCCGCGCCCTCTGCCACGGCAGCTGCGGCATTCGTGGTGGTGGTCTCTTCCATGTAGGTCACCGCATTGCGGCTGGTCCGCCCCTGCGGGATCAGGTCAGATACCACTGGTCGGCGTAAAGCCCCAGGCAACATCAACCCGGTGCGTACGGTCGCCGGTACGAACCCGGTCTCGGTCAACACCGCTTTTTGCTCGAACAGGTGCGGTGCGACGATGTCCACCGCCGGACCTTTCCGCTCCGTGCGGTTGTATTGCTTATAGGCTGCGCTCTCGATGAAGAGCTGCCCGATGCTTTTCTGCGCCTGCTGAGCGCCAAAGCCGCCTTCTCCCTGGCGGTTCATCGGCAGTCCCTGGCGTGCGCCTGCCGCTTCCTGCGCCTTGCGGTTATCTTCATCGATTGCCGCCAGCGCCTTCAGCTCGTCGAATTCCTTGCCGAGCTGGGTCAGCTCGTCATTGCGCTGCTTGATATCAACAGCCACATCCTTCGGCATATCCAGCTCGGGATATTTCTCGAAGATCTCCGCCAGCTGTTTGCGCTTGGCATTCAGCTCTTCGCGCTTCTGCTCTAACTTGGTAGCCATGTCCTATTCCTCCTGCGCGCCGTTCAAGCGCGCCTCGATTTTCAAAAATTGGTTGTATAGTCGGCGCACATCCACATCCGGCTGCGCCATGTTCTCCAGGGTCTTTTCCACTTCCTGGAGTTCGAGCTGGACCGCTCTCAGTCCAGCCAGCCGCTTCTCGCTCACCTGGCGGCCCTGTTTCTCACGCAGCCCGGCCACGGAGCGCAGGCGCTCCCCGTACGAGCGGACGGCGTCAAGCGCCGTTTTTTCGTGATCGTCCAGAGTCCTGTTTTTCAGGTCCAGCGTGAAAGTTCCCACACCTGCGCCTACCAGCACCGGTGAGACTTCATAAACTTCTGCTTTCTTGATGATCCGGATATATTGCTCATCCCTCATCTCGAAAGTCGCATCTGTTACCCGGAAGCCCCAGCTCCACTCCTGCAGGTCGCCCATCGCCTTCACGGTCTTGTACGCCTCCAGGCCCGCCTGGGTATCCATGAAAAATGACCCGTCAAAGATTGCTGCCGAATTGTTGACCCCAATCACACCCTTCCCCACCATCTTTGACCAGTCGTGCGCCCACGCCATCGGCACCTGCTGCCCCGCCGTGAAAGTCCCCGGTTCGATGATGTCCCCGTCCGCGTCGATCACCCCAAAAGTGGCGATCACCGCCGAAACCTGGCCGGTCTCATCGGCCTTCAATTCCGTTCGGATTGTTTTGTGCTCGATTTTCTCTGTCATCTCCTCTAGCTCCTGTCCGGCTCTCTCTCGCCGAAATATGGTGCTCCCGCCCGCGTGCATCTCGGATGCTCCAGCAGGTGATCGCTGAAATATTCCACACTCCAGATCTGACCCGCCGCGATCTTGCACGGCTCGTCGTCATCGTCGTTCCCGTTGTCCAGGATCTCCACCCGGTCCACCCCATTGGCCTTGTAGCGCTCCGCCGTTGCCCGGTTTTGCGCCTCGCCCAGTTCAGTTCGTGCCACGGTCTCCGCCCGGCCTTTGTACGTCTGCTCCACAATATCCCGGATCCCGCGCTGAGTCTCGTCGCCTCGTACCAGCCTGCCGATGCTCCACCCATTCTCGTTCGCGTACTTCAGGCAGTCTTCCAGCTCCTGGCGGGTCGTCTCGACGATCTCCTTCACCCGCTTCCCCGCCCCGGCCAGGGCTCGCGTTACCGCCGGGTCGGTCAGATCGAAAGCAACGGTCACCCCCAGGCTCAGGTTCATCGTTTCCCAGCTCGCCTCGATAATTGCGATATACCAGCGCTTCAGCAGCGCCCCCAGCGACCGCTCATCCGCAGGCGTCAATAAATCATCTACTCCCGGAAGATCGTCCTTAGCTTCAGAGGCACCCTGAGCGGAAGCGGCTCTCTTTGCCGCTGCAGTCGAAGGGGAAGAAGCTCTGCTCACCACCCGGTCCGCCAGCTTTGCAAAATAATCGTCGATATCCGCCTGCATCCGTACCGCCGTCGTCTTCCGGATCCGCTGCAGCGACCGCCCATACACCACCAGGCTCACCTGCTTGTTTTCAGTGTCCTGAGCGGATCCGCTCTTTGGCGTAGTCGAAGGACCATCTTCACCATCTTCCTCCGTGGCATCCTGTCCCTCCAAGGCACCCTGAGCGGAGCCGCTCTTTGGCGTAGTCGAAGGGGCATTCGAAGGAGACTGCCCTTCGCCCGGCTCCACCCACATCGCCGTCAAAGTCTCCCGGTACACCTCATCCGCTGGCCCGGCGCTAAATCCAATCGCCCGCCGCGCCTCCGCTCGTGTGATATACCCGTTGATCACCGCCCTATCGATCCGGGTCCACAGCTCGCCCACATTCTCCTGCAGCGCCCGCACCTGGTTCATATCGAATTTCAGGTACACACCGCCGCCAAAATCGTCCACCAGCCCGGCCTGCAGCTCGCTCGCAAACGACCGCCATAAGGCTGCTAAGGTCGTCTCCGTAAAAGCCTTGCGCGCCTGGCCGTCGCCGTAATCCGAGCGCTTCAGCCCGACTAGCAACGATGCGATCACCGGCGGCACCCCGAACGCCGCGCAGATCCGGCTCTCCGGCACTTCCTTCAGCGCCTCCATGCTCAGCTCCTGCATGTTCATCCCCAGCCGCTGGATCGTCATCCCCGCTTCCAGGAAGGCAGGCATGCCCCGGTTCTCTCCACCGTACTTCTCCATCCACGCCGTCCCCAGCCGCTCTGCCTTCGCTGGGGTCAGCTCGTCGCCTTCCACCAGCGTCACCGCCACTCGTGGGATCGCATCGTTCTTCAGCAGGCTGTACACGTACCGTGTGCTCTCCACATCGCTGTCCACATCCTTTGCCGCTGCCTCGATTGCACCCATCCCCCGCCAGGGATTCTCCGGGTCCACCATCCATTTCCAATGCACCACGTCCTTTTTACTGACCTTCACCTTTTGCCCGTCGCCCGGATCGTATTCGTAATACCCTACCAGGCCCTCTACCGAGCTCTTCCCCGGTACCGGGCGCATATTCCCGTCGTGGAACGGCCACAGGGCAATCACCCGCCCATCTGCGCTGCGCTCTTTCCACACATAGCAGTTACCGCCCACCGCCGCATATGTCACTGCATACTGTGCGAATTCCGCCTCCCCCATATCCGGGTTCGGTCGCTCCAGCAGCTTTCGCAGTGGGTGCTCCGGTTCCGGCTGCGCCCCAATCGGTGTGCTGCGCCATACCACCAGCTCAGGCTCCGGGAAGCTGAATGCCAGCGCCCGCACGCACCCGAACACTGCTGAGCTGGCCTTGTAACCGTTTTGCACCAGGCTGTTGAAACTGACCTCCATCCACACCGCCCGCACCCAACTTGGAATGAACGTCAGCTTTTGTGCCTTCACTGCCGCCGTATAGAATATATTTCGCACCCGGTCCATGAATTTCATAAGATCCGGCTCTCCCTCGGCGTATGGCCGGTCAATTTAGAATATCCCGTCGAGCTGGCGTCCACCTGATCGTCATACCGGCCTTTCGGGAAAGCAATGTGCTCGTCGATGTAGGCCGCGTTCCACGCTGCCCGCACCAGTCGCACCCCGCCGCCCTGCAGCGCTGAAGACCACGGCCCCGCCCGCACTTCCTTGTCGCCGCTCAGCGTCTCAAATTCGGTTTTCATCCCGATCTTTGCCAGCATCCGGTTGGTCGCCTGCGCGCTATCCAGCCCCGCCGTACCAGGGTCCTGCTGGTGCATTGTTCGCACGCGTGGCCCCTTGCGGGTCAGGTCGATCTCCGCCGTGGACTTAATTAGTTCGTCCCTTTCGCCCGGTGTCCCTTGCAGCCTGGCGACATCTTCCACATACACCAGCTCGTCCTTGGTCCAGCTCATCAGCACGCCTACCGCATAGTCGCCGTCGCCCGACTGCGATCCAGCCTTATCCCACATTCGGATCCGCATCACCACATCTTCCGGCTTTGGCGGCAGGTCCACCACCGTGAACCACTCCCGCTTGAACATCGACCCGCTCCGGTTGAACGGCCATTGCTGGTAAAGCGCCTGGAAGTCGTAATCGCCCATATTGCGCCGCTTGATCGCCAGCTCGTCCGCCGAATACTTCTCTGGCCACAGCGCCTCGCCTGGCTTCCGGCCCAGCGGATCTTCCTTATCCAGCCACACCCCTTCCAGCATCTTCTCCCGCTGCAGCTCGTCGAAGGTCTTCCCCTCCGGGATCTCCGGCTCTTCCCATATCGCCGGGAGGCACAGCATCACCCACCGGTCCGCCAGCGGGTCGGTCGCCATCAGCTTGAGTATCCTGCCAGCCCAATCATCCCCGTGCCAGCGGGTCAGCATCGCCACCACTGCCGCCCCATCCTCCAGCCGGGTGTAAGCCGTGCTCGTCCACCACTGCCAGATCGATTCTCTCCGCGGCTCGGATTCCGCCTCCTCCCGGTTTTTGAACGGGTCGTCGATAATAAATAAGTGCGCACCCTTGCCGGTGATCCCACCGCCCACGCCCGCCGCCACTACCCCGCCCCGGTTCGGTGCTGCCAGGTCCCACGCTCGCACGCTCCGGCTATCGCTCGAAAGTTCCACCTCAGCATCGACCGTGGAATGGCTTCCGAACAGGTTCCGGTAGCGCTCGCCTGCCACGATATCCCGCACCGCCCGGCTGAAATCTTGCGCCAGGTCGAACCCGTAACTCGTGATGATCACCCGCGTATCCGGCAGCCTGCCCAATACCCAGCTCGGGAAGTGTTTCGTCGCCTGTTCGCTCTTCCCATGTCTGGGTGGCTCCAGGATCAATAGCCGTCCAATCCCGGTTGCGCCTTTGGTCCGGATGTACGTCTCCACCAGCTCCAGATACTCTGCCACCAGCCGGTGGTGCCGCGCCGGTCGATAGTACGGTGCCACATAGCACTCGTAATCCACAAAGCGCCGCCTGGCCAGCTCCCGCCGCGCCAGCTCCACCTTCGCCGCATCTGCCTGCACCACCTGCGCGCTAATCCCCATCGTTCACCTCAGGGTCATTGCGAGCCTGCGAAGCAATCTGGTCGTCGTCATTGCGAGCCTGCGAAGCAATCTGGTCGTCGTCATTGCGAGCCTGCGAAGCAATCTGCTCGTCGTCATTGCGAGCCTGCGAAGCAATCTGCTCTTGATCTAATTCGTTCAATTCGTGCCCCGAATTCGTTGTCAGTCGCTCCCCCACAATCGCCTCCAGCTCAGCGTCGCTCAGCTCAGCCACATCCCCGCTTGCCTTCCGCCCAATATTGAGCTCCGAGCGTGGGGTGTAATCGCCGGTCATCTCAAGGTACAGCTTGCGATCCGGGTGGTGCTTATAATCCGGGTCCGACGCGCTATCCACCAGCGCCTCCAGAACATCCCGCCGGTGATCCCACAGGCTTGCCGCCTGCAGCATTGCCACCGTCGCGTCGATCCCTGCATACTTCTTGCGCCAGTTGTAGATCTGCCGCGGCCCGGTCAACCCCAGCACTTCTGTTGCCAGCGCCTGCAGCGATGCCGGTTTCCGGTCTTTCTTTGGGCTGCTTGCCCAGGCGATATAGGTCGCCACCCGCCATGGCCAACCCAGCTCCATCAGCCGGGTATAGTCCTCCCACCACCCCTGCCGGAAGCTCGCCGTCTGCGCCCGGAGCTGGTCGAAAGCCATCCGCGCTGCCTCCGAGATCTGCCGCGCCTCCATCGGCGAGATCATCCGTTCGGCGGAGTCCTCCCCGATCTCGTCTAAGTCCAGATCAAAACGTAATTGCAACTCGTTCCATTCAGCCATCAAACCACCACCCTACTTTTCCTGAAACAGCCATTGCACTTTTTCTTTTCTTCCCGCCGTCGATGTCAACAGTGCATCGACCACCAGGTCACCGCTCGCCGTGCGTTCGATCCAGATCGTCGCCGTTGTGGTCGTGTTCATCTGGCCGCTGCCAGTCAGACCAGCTGGGATAGTCCACACTACCGAAGCGATGGTGTCATTCGGCCAGATGGTTGACATGTCAATCGAGAAGTCGTACTTTTCACCGATCTGCAAAACGAAAACAGCATCCATCTATTTCGTCCTATCTGCCGCCGCGGGCGTGAAAACACGGTTGCTTGCGCCCAGGCTGTAACTGGTTCCCCTGACGGGCGTGGTCACTCGTTCGACCGCTCCGAGAGCGGTCAGACCGCTGCGTGCCGGTGTGATAAATATACGATTACGTGGAGTATCAACAATCACATAGCCCAACAGCACCCCAGACGCCACCGAAAACCCGACCGCATTCCCTGCCAGTACGCCCGCCCCGCCCAGTGTGCCGTCTGCAATGCTCACACCGTCGGAATATCCGCTCAGCTCACCATAACCTGTCAGTATCCCACCTGCGCTGCTTACCCCGGCTGTAGCCCCGGTTATATAACCAAACATCATCAGGATAGCCAATACTGTCGATGCACCCGCGCCTGCCCCGGCTAAAGCTCCCGAGCCTGCCAGCGAGCCGCTTGCGCTCGATGTACCGGCGCTTGCGCCAATCATCGCCCCGTCGCCGCTGGGAGGGGTAAGTGTTCCGCTTGCTGTCGCCTGGCCCGCTGAGCTTCCGGCCAGAGCGCCTTCCCCGGCCAGGACGCCGCTCGCCGCACCAATCCCGGCTGCAGTCCCTGCTGCTTCCGCCAGCCCTTCGAGATTGCCTGAGCAAGTCGAAAGCCCCGCGCTTTCCCCTGCCAGAGCGCCAGCCCCAATCAGCGTCGCAACCGGCGACCCGACCGCTGTGGCAGTCCCTGCAAGCGCTCCCGCCCCGGTCAGTGCGCCGCTGGCAGAGCTTGTGCCTGC